TAGACCCAGCATCTGTTGGGATATCTGTAATTGTTACAGACCCACCACCTGACCTTGTACCATTTGTACTTGTACCTGTAGTAACAGTAAGATCAACTGGATTTGTAATGCTTAAGACAGTACCAGCATTCTCCTTTGGATCAGGATGTGCATCAGGAAAACTATCTTTATTAGCTACAACTCTAAAACCACCAACAGAGTTTACAACATCAGCTACGTGATCTGCAACTGCTTTAGATGTAGGTAGTTTTACATCACTTGTAGAAGTTAGACTAGTTTCTGTATCAGATATATTTGCAATCTGTACAGCATTATCTTGAATAGTAGTAGCACCTGCATTATCAATATGTACATCACCTGTTAAAGCCGTAGCAGTAGGGATGTTACTAACATTTCCTAGTAGTACTTTACCAGAATCAATAGTTGCTAGTTTTGAGTGTGCAATTGCAGCTGATGCATTTATATCTTCATTTATTATACTGTCATTTCTAATTTTAGCAGATGTTATAGCACCATCTATAATTTGAGGTGTATTAATACCTCCATCTTTTAACTCTTGTAGAGCGTATAAATCTTGTTTTTTATTTGAATTTAAGTCATCAGCTCTAATAGATGACCCAGCTTGATAAGTAGCTGTAACTGCATCAACATTAGTATCACGATATATACGAACATTATTTGTCCCAAGAGCTGGTTCATTACCTGAAGTGAAGGTAATAGTACCACCAGTCTCTTTGTCATAAGGACTAATTGTATAATGTGTAGTTAAAGTCTGATCAGTCCAGTAGTCATTTGTACCTACTTTGACTGCTACTTTTATATCATCAACTAATAGTGATTTAAAGGTAAAGGTAAACGCAGATTGGCTACCTGTTCCATTATGAAATTGTTGAATTGTTGCCATTGTTTATTTAACAGGTAGATTGAGTATTGATTTAAAGTTAGTAGATTCTCGTAAACTTTGTAGATTTTGTACATCCTTTCTACGAGCTTCTGCAATTAATTCTTGTACTTTCTGGTTATGCCTCATCTGAGCCCAAGCTCTATTCCTTGCACGTGTAAAGATAAACTTTAACTTTTTATTATGTAAATAAGCTGCCATTGGATCATTCTCTCTCTTACCAGAAGCTCTATCTTTATTCATTAATGCGATAGATGCTTGTATAGTAGGATCATCAGCTAACTTATTTAATTCTAATTCTAAGTTTTGTAAACCAATTAAACGTTGAAATTCAGATCTTAATTCTGGATGGTTTGATAAATCTGTACCATCAGGACCATAATATGTAGAAAGTCTTAGGTCATAACCACTATCAAATAGTAGTTTTCTTCCTGGACTTTGATCTAAATTAAAATGAACAGGACTGAACATATTAAACATTCTAGTCGGGAAGTCATATTCTCTAATTGGTTGACCAGTTAGGATATCATATTTTATTGATAAAGGTTCAGCTGCAATATTTTCACTAATTAAGTTTCTATTTCTAATTGAATCAAATACACCAGAGTTTAGTTCTTTCATATGTGGAGTGAATAGTTTACCTAATTCATTCCTTAAACCAGCCATTGGTACAGTATTGTTCATTAAATTAGCTAATATCCTTTCTATTTGACCAGGACGACCAGCAAATAGATCAACAAATTGCTGCATACCTGCAAGATATGATTTACTTGTAATACCTTGAGCTATGACAAGAGATATTTTAGCAAATTGATCTTCTGTCCATTCATCCCCCATTAATTCCATATGATCACCAACATCAGCAATAGCTGATAATATTTGGTTAAATGGTTCAAATGAATCATAGCTAACCCATGCGTCACCTATTTTTATACTTCTAGGAACATAACCAGCGTCTATCCATACTTGTCTTTTCTGTCTATCTGTAGGTCCATTACCAGTTAAGCCTCCACTCAGGAAGTGCATAGATGCCATTGATATAATACCTGTACCAATAGCTAATCTACCAGTTTGTAAAGCTTTAGCATTAATTAACTCTTCAGCTGTTTCAATACCATATCTCTTTACAGCTGCTAAGTCATCAACTGTAGCCCATGCAATATCATTCCACTCTTTAACAAGGAAATTAAAGCCTGGTGTATGTTTAGCAGTAAGGGCCAATCCATTAACACCTGTCCTTGCAAATAGAAAGAAAGGTTTGGCATATGGATGCGCATCAAATACATCATTTAATCCTTTAGCAAATCCTGTTAAATCTTGTGTTAATGTAGCTTCTTTTTTAGCATAATTAACTGTTCTACCTAGTTCATTATCTATTCTTATATTACCTTCAGCATCTAATATCTGGTTCATAAATCTATCTTCATACTCTTTCATTAATTTAGGAGTAATCTCATTAACTTTACCAGTATTGAATTGATCCATAGCTTCACGCATAGCTTTCTCTTTACCTTTAGCTCTAGCTAAAAGATAACCAAAAGCATCATCCGTTGCAGCCATTATTTTTGTAGAGTATGTAAGAAAACTACTATCATTCATAGCTCTTGCAGAGTTAGCCATATAAAAAGCAACTTTATCTCCAAGACTTGCCTTACCACTATTCTCTATCCAATGACGAAAAACTTCCCATGATTCATCACTTTTACTATATTGAGAATATCTTGATTTAATTGTAGCTATATCACCAGCCCAATAAGAGTTTAATTTAGTTTTAAATAATGTCCAAGCTTCAGGTACAGCTTCTCTTAAACCATTAAGTGCAGCTAAAGATGCTCTCATGGTTTGACCATCACCTTTTAAACCAGCTCCTAATGCTGTTGATATTGGACGTAAGAAAGTAGCTGAACCTGTACCCATAATAGCCCTTATAGGTGTTTTAGGACCACTTAGAATACTATGAACCATAACTTGTTCTAACTCTCTTATCAGTACACCAGTTTTTACTTTACCGTTTAGTTCTCCACCTTTTAATTTAGTGCGTACCCATTTATCAAAATCTTTAACATTCTGTAAATCATCTACCATTGAAGCAGATTCAAAGATAGCTCTAAATAGACTATCATCACCATCTTTACCAGCTAGATCTAATGCTACACGGAAAGCTTCTATAGATTTACCAACCCTAGAGCTAACAGCATTATCTAAAAATTCTTTTCTTATATTATTTCTAGCTATAATATCAGGATTTAAAGCACCAAGATTTCTAAATTCATCAGATTGTATAATTCTAGCTCTTGATGTTTCAGCAAGTACTGTAGTCAGTTTATCGAATAACTGTTTCGCAGGTCCATCAATATCATTCACCATTATATGATCCATCATTTCTCTAGTACTGATACCTTCATCTCTGATAGCTCTTACTAGATCACCTGTTAATAAATCACCTGCTTTAACATATTTTGTACCCCAATAGAATAAAGATTCAGCAGTAACATCTAGGACAGGTTTACCACCCTCCATTGTTATAGCTCTTGCAGCAGACATATTAGTATAAAATTCTGCTAAGTATTCTTTAGCAGGTATATCAGCTGCTTCTCTACCTATTGCATGTCTTTGGAATATCTCAACTGATTCACCCCATACATCAGATAATGATCTTCTACCAGCTAATACATCAGCTAGTTCTACTTCATATAATGGGGACATTTTCCATCTTTTTACAATATCTTCTATAACTTCTTCACTAGTACCTGCCGTTTGTGCTGCAACGACTCTTTGTACTTTAGTTGTTAATGTACCTGGAGACCCTGGATAAGAACCTTCATCATTACGCATTCTCTTCAAATTATTATCAACAACACGTACATCATCTACGGATTGATAAGCTGCTTGAGAAGGTTCTGCAAATTCACTATTTTTATTAGGACCAAATCCTGGACCATCAGCTACTTCTACAGCTGCTTGTTGGTTTTTCTGAGCTTGTACATTATCAAATCTTGAAGCTGCTCTTTCAACAGCATCTTCAGTAGCATCTACTACTTTACCATCAGGCATAAGTATTTTTTTACCTTTACCCATGACTCTAAATAAGCCATCAGCTAAAGTACCTATACCCATACCTTCTACAACATTCTTAAATGTCTTTATTGCAGGATGATCTTCATCATTAGTTGTTAGTGGTGTATCAATAAAACCATATCTATCTCTTAATAATTGCAAAGCATTTGCATCTTGAGAATAAATAGAAGTTAAATCCGATGCAGCACCAACTGCAGCAGCTCTACCCCATTGTGTAGATACCAGCTTACCTCCAAGAGATAAAGCTTTTGAACCAAATGGTATAGCTCGTACAGCAGCAGTTACTCCAGTACCAGCAGCAGCTACACCAGCAACTTTAGCTGCAGGTATTATTGCTAATGCCATGCTACCAAAGTGAGTTGCACTTCTTATGAAGCCTCCCCACCATGTTCTAGTTTCAATAGGATTATCATCATCTTTAAACCAATCATCCCATTCTGGTTTATAACCTTCTTCAGTTTTATTCTCTTCACCCATCTCACCGCTAACTAAGTCAACAGCTCGTTCTGGTAAAGTAGTAAGAGAGGAAGCAGTATCTTGTAAACCACCACCGAATGCTGATTGTAATTCTTTAACTACACCAGCTAATCCCCAGTCGTCTTGATTACGTGGGTCTGCTTGTTCAGCAGCGTACTGCTGATCTGATTCAGCTTGCGCTTGTTCTTCTTTTTGTCGTTGTTCTAATTCAGGAGCTATAGTTTCTTGATATTCATCATGCTCTGCTTGAATCTTATCTAGTAATTCCTGATCATGAACCATATCTGGTGGTGTGTAACTATCTGTCATTTTACCTTAGTAAATGTTATTGAGGAGGACTAAGCAGTTCTTTTGTATTCCAATCTGCTCCAGAGTTAAGTATAATAGCTCTTTGCCTCTTTTTTGAAGTTGAGTTATTTGTAAATAATAAACCAGCATAAGGGTTCTCACCTATTGTTCTATCAATATATGCTTGTACAGGTGGTATAGGTAATGAACCTTTACCTGCAGCCTTATATTGCATGTTTGCGATATCCCAAGCCGTAGCTCCAGGTATCATAGCAGCTACTTTATGATAATAAAATGGTATTGTACCTTGACCTGATTTATCTTTAGCAAAAGTATCCAGTTTTAATAATTCAGTATCACTTCCTGGTATAACTTTAGTCATTAAAGATTCTGCTTTATTATTACCTGCTTCTTCTACAAAGATTTTTGCT